ATGCTCACCGTTAAGCAGATTGAAGCAGCAAAGCCGAAAGAAAAACCATACCGCCTACTCGATGGTAATGGCCTGTACCTTTATGTCCCTGTATCAGGGAAAAAGGTATGGCAGCTTCGCTACAAGATTGACGGTAAGGAGAAAATCCTGACCGTTGGAAAATATCCGCTTATGACTTTGCAGGAGGCAAGGGATAAAGCATGGACCGCGAGGAAAGACATCTCGGTTGGCATCGATCCGGTAAAAGCGAAAAAGGCTTCGTCTAACAACAATTCCTTTAGCGCCATTTACAAGGAATGGTACGAGCACAAGAAGCAAGTCTGGTCAGTAGGCTATGCAAATGAACTTGCCAAAATGTTTGATGACGACATTTTACCCATCATCGGCGGTCTTGAGATTCAGGATATTGAGCCGATGCAACTGCTGGAAGTAATCCGCAGATTTGAAGATCGCGGCGCAATGGAGCGAGCCAACAAAGCACGCAGAAGATGCGGCGAGGTTTTCCGTTACGCTATTGTCACTGGTAGGGCTAAATATAACCCGGCACCTGACCTTGCTGACGCCATGAAGGGATACCGCAAGAAGAACTTCCCGTTTCTTCCTGCAGACCAGATCCCGGCATTCAACAAAGCACTTGCAACATTTTCAGGAAGTATCGTATCGCTCATTGCGACCAAAGTTTTACGCTACACAGCCCTAAGAACAAAAGAGCTTCGTTCCATGCTATGGAAGAACGTCGATTTTGAAAACAGGATTATCACCATCGACGCCAGTGTGATGAAGGGACGCAAAATTCATGTGGTCCCGATGTCAGACCAGGTGGTTGAACTTCTCACTACGCTAAGCTCAATCACCAAACCAGTCTCAGAGTTTGTTTTTGCCGGGCGCAACGATAAGAAGAAGCCAATCTGCGAGAACGCGGTATTGCTTGTGATCAAACAAATCGGCTATGAAGGTCTGGAAAGCGGTCACGGATTCAGGCATGAATTCAGCACGATTATGAACGAGCACGAATGGCCTGCTGACGCTATTGAAGTGCAACTGGCACATGCCAACGGCGGATCTGTACGCGGGATTTACAACCACGCTCAGTATCTCGATAAGCGCAGAGAAATGATGCAGTGGTGGGCGGACTGGCTTGATGAAAAGGCGGAGTGAGGAAACTTAAACACCATCGGATAGCACAAAGCCTTGCAATCCAGTGCAAAGCTTTGTGTGTCTCAGTTTTGTTTCATCGGTAATTATGTGTTCGCTACGATGCAAGAATCCATACCAATAAGCATCCGATAATTGGGAAAGAAAAATCCATCAGGCTTGCCACATCCCATGCACGTGGATCAAAACCGCCCCACCACGGCATATTCATTCGCTTGCCATGCCCGAACATTTCAATCCAGCGATATTCTGCCTGGGTGTGTTCACGAGCAATGAAGAACGTACAACCGGCTATCGCACCGTAAGCCCAGTTTCCGGTAAAAAGACCAACCAGTACCTGTGCGACCACAGCGCAAAGTGCGTGATGAATTGGGGTTTTATCCATCTACTCTATCTCTTTTGCTTTTTTAATTATCAATTCAAGCTCTGTTAAACGAGACTCAATGCGTTCACACCTTCTTCGCTGGAATGCAGCCTCCAACCACAAACATTCATCTGGACGCAATCCCCAACGCTCACCAGCATGTACAACCAGTTCCGTGTCACCAGTATCGTATTCTTCAAAGTATTCGCGAACGATGTCTTCTCCTTCAGGGGATTTAGCTATAAATGACACCTTGCGCTGTGCCATTACAGGTTGGTACTCATCATCCCATTTATCATGACATAGCAAGCCAAATCTTGTTCCATCTATCCCCTTTGCAAGAAACGCATCTCTTACCTGCTGTGCAATTGCTCCGAAATGCCAACGAGCAGTATCCGAACCTTTAGCCTTAATATCGGACAACCACTGGTAAACGATAATATTTACGTCACCCCATGCGTCAAGAATTGCATCCTGATCCACCTCCATGATTTCTGAAAGTTGCTCTACTGTCAGTGGCTTTGTTTTCAATGTCTGGTCTGAAGTATTTATTGCCCCATTAGTTGCATATACTTGCGTCCACCGTTTAGATGATGTCCCACATGATGACGTATTATCTTTATTAGCACTTATATAGCCATTAACCTCCGCTGACTGACCGATATACGAATATGAAGATGTTGATAAGGGAGATTTAAATATCCATTGAGCATTGGTAAAGTCATAAATACCGGTATCACCTTTTTCACTAACATGAAAAGTTACATTCCGTAACCTATTCTTTGCATCATAACGGGCGGCTTGTGTTGTTGCCCTCGAAACAGTGAATCCTTTGTCATCAAGGTTTGCCTGCTCTATGACTTCACCACCAGGCATAATTTTACCAAGGCTTAACAAACCAGAGTTAGTGACAATATCATGGGTTGAATCAATGATAATACCAGGCTGATTTCTTGATGTTGTTTTTACATGCATTACCTGTTGTGGCATTAATGTGTAAAATGTAGTTTCTCGCCCACTATCACCATCTGGTATGCCATTTGTATTCCCCATTACAAGGTCATACCCACCTGCAATCATACGGAAAAACATTGCTTCTGGTTCATATGTAAGATTGCTAACATCTGGCGTTCCGGTATCATTTGGATCTGCTATTTCATAGGCTCTTCCTGCACCTGCCTGTATTTGCTGCACCCCAAGATAAACACCATCAAGTGTGTACTGATGCAAATATTTTCTGGTTGAAGAATATGCAGATCCAGCCTGACAAAAATAAATAGCAGTACCGTCACACGCAACTGTTTGCATATCCCTCACAAAATCGGCAATTTCAAATTCAAAAGTTGCTTCATTACGATAATCGTAATTGTACGCCTGCGGGTTAATAAATTTGCTGGTATCAAATACTTTTACATAATAGCGAATTTGATCTGGTGTTGATGGGCTCTCACCAGGGCCAACATAACGTTTTGCTGTAGTAATCAGCCATCGACTCATAGGGTCGGTGCATAAAACATTTACCTGATTCTCGTAACCATCTTCCCATATGAGAAAAAACTCTGGTTCAATTTCACCACCATCAGTAGGGGTGAATCTGGTGATATACTTTGCGCGATCCTCTCCTTTAGCTGTGCCAGCTAACCCCCATATCTGTAACTGGCCTCTTGTGTTACGAAAACCAACGCGCCCTATGGTTAAACCAAGACATTGATGTCCTAATTCTCTACTACCTTTAGTCTCCCAAAGAGGAGTTAACTCTTCATTCCCAAACCAATTATAAGCAACAACTTTATTAACTTCGTCACCAGAACTAACGCTGCCACTCACATTTACCAAGCAATAAAGAACACTGTCATAATAATCAAGAACAGCACCCTGTATGACAGTATTTTTAATTGTTGCCAGTCGCAACCCTGACTTAACATGATTAGGAGTAGAAGGTCTGAAACCTGTATACATCCCCTTTTTTATAGTTTGTATTCTTTTTTCAGTAAAATCAGCATCTGGCAGTAATCGATTCTCTGTGCGAAAATAGCCATTTATATACTTATTTCCATCAAAAACTTGATCTGTTATATATGTATTACCCCTTAGATCAACAATCCTTCCTGTGATTTGTTTTTCTAACTCTTGAAAAGATAATGTGTCATCGGTGATGCCATCACCTTTTGCTCCCCATCCGCGAGGGTCAGCGTCATCACGCCACCGAGACATCTGCAATTCATGATATTTTTTAGCACCTTCCGGGTCTTCTAATTGTTGTCTTAATTGGTCTGGATCGTACTTAAGCACATTCGGAAAATAGAACTGCTGCGTACCATATGCATCGTAAACAGCCATAGAATGGCCTTGCACGGTAACGAATTTGGAAATCTGTCCGTTGTATACCGGGTATCCAGCAGCATTGATAACGATTGGCTGTGGCACCTGAACATAAGTACCATCTTCTCGTTCCAGATATACTGGAATCTGGTTTTCTGGATTTACCGGATCTGTGTCAATCTTACCGATATAAATTTTTCCATTTGCTACGGTTTTAAAAGAGCTAGCCATTGTGAAGAGTTGCGATGGCATACCTATCACAACATTTGGGGTTATATCAGGCATATTAGTCATCCTGTTTGAAGATTTAGATATTGAAGAAAACGGAATGACTGCAGACAAAGATGCAATTGTTTTGAAAAATAACCTTCTATTCATTTAAAAACCATGCAACATGAACAAAACGATTATTTTACAATACTCAAGAATCTTGATCAACAGGCATATTATTTATGCGCTTAATGCGTCACTTACAAAAATAAAAACAAGTACTACCTTTATTCCTATCGTCCATGATTTTTATTTTCAAACATTATTAAATAACAATTCCTATTTATAATATCTGTCATTTAATTTGCTCCAAATACAAGGAATCGCCGCAGTGTGGCTGCAGTGAAACATTATCAATCATACAACAAGACCACCGTGATCTTATTGAGGATGCAACCAGCAGATAATAAGATGCCGATCCACTCACAAAAGCGAGGCATCAAGAATGGGAAGAGATGACCCGCAATTTAATCTGCGGCTATCTTACGAATTAAAGGAAAAACTAAAACAGCGAGCCAAATCCAATGGCCGCTCTCTTAATTCAGAATTAGTTCAGATAGTGACTGATGCTGTATCAAAGCCATCCAAAATTTCAGGCTATTGAGACGATGCGGAACGCATCGCTGATGAGCAGTCCGACCTTGTTAAGAAGATGGTGTTTGATACGCTGAAGGATTTGTACAAAAAACCCACCTGACGGTAGGTTAATTTTTGCATTTACCTGGGCCATATTGACTACTTATAAAATGAGATCAATATTTAATCGCCCAATAACGGGTGTATGTTGAGGTATATCATGGCGAAAAAACCAGGTGAAAACACAGGAAAAAACGGCGGAATATACCAAGAAGTTGGCCCGCGCGGCGGTAAGAAAGACAATTTTGCCACCGTCAAGGACAACGAAAGGCTTCCACCAACAACAAAGCCAGGTCATGGCTGGGTATTAGATAAGCGAACTCCAGACAGCAAAAAGTAATAATCAAGCCGGGTCACTCCGGCTTTTTGATATGTCGCTCGCAGAACTCAACAAGCCTGCTCATTAAGTAGCAGTAAGTCTCGTTGGCTCTTCCTGGTTCAACATCAACACCGACCCTTGAGCAGATATCGAATGCCATGTGAGCGCACTCATGGGCAATAGTAGATAGTTTGCCATTGAACACGCCTATCACATGCAAAACACCATTCTCGCTGCTCATTGTATGAGACGCTCCGTTGGCATCCGAGTCCTGCACGTCCACACCAAGTTTTTGATGCAGGCGTTGCCATTCTGGAAAGTCTCTACAAAACACAATTGTACCGCTCTCAAAGAGCGGAACGAGCATCTTTGGTACGTTTCCAATGTTAACTTTTTTCATGGTATCCTGCTCAAAACTAAGGAGGTTGGTGTGCTTGAATGGTTTCTGTTGGCTGCATTAGTCGTTTCTGGTTTGGTGTATGAGTATCGAATGCACTCTCTATCAAAAAAAATAGGAATTCTAGAAAACGAATATTGTGCTCTCAAATCCTCACTGGAACGTGAGCAAGGGGACTTAAAAATCTCTCTGTCTAGCATTGAGCGTTCTATAGAGAGCTTAGAGGATAAGGTTGATCGTATAAAGAATGAGGATATTCATGATATTAAGGACGACATATCCTTCTTAAAATCTTGGTTGAAAAATGTTGGGAAAATTGCCACATCAACACGAGATAAGCTCAATCCATCCATGGATGACTAATTACTCCTGTGCCATTCCGCTTAGCGATGCCACAATTCCAGCTCTTGCTAAACGCTGGAACTCTTCGTTTCCTAGTGCCTCGCGTATTGCTTTTACGGCGGCCTTATTTGCCATAAATCTGCGTTCCGCCGCCGCTAATGCACCATCACTTGCCCCAACCTTAACTGCCTTTGTTGCCTCTTGAACAGCCTTTTCAATAGCGTAACGACCGCTTCTAGTTGCGGATAATTTCGCTATCGCTCCTTTTGCCATTGCATCAATTGCCCCACCTGCAGCGCCACCCGCTATTGCTCCAATAACGCCTCCTCCAGAGAACCCTGCGATAGTGCCAGTAGTTCTAAAAGCGCCAGACAATGCGCTCTCTAAAACTGGATGAAGGCCATTCTCAAGAGTGCTAATGGCTGGCATAGATCGCCCTGTCTGTTCAACATATCGAAGTGGCTTTGTTGCTGCTCGTGCAAGTTCTCCGTATGAACTTGTAATCCTGCCAAGTTCTGGAGAATATCGACTAATTGCCTTCACGTTTTGTGGGGTAAGAATAGTCGCGATATGCTTAATTCCAGCCTCTTCAGACTTACCTCCGCGTACCCCTTGCGACATTGCATCTTGTAATATTGATGCAATTGCTGGCGCGCGTTCCGACTCAGGTAGGGCGCTTATTATTTTATGGAACTGACCTGTTCCACTTTTTGCTGAACCCTGTAACGCCTTAGATCCATCAGTTACCAACTGATCAGTTGCAAGGTCTCTACCAAACGCTGCTTCAGCCTGTTCTTGTGCTGTAAATCTTGCCTTTGACAGATCATTAGCTTTTTGCCAGTCATCAAGAAAACCGCCATTTTGAGCCATTATGCGCATATCTTCCGTTGCTGCATCACGAAGCTCAGCCATGCGCCTTGCCGTATTTGCCTCACCAGACCTTATATACTTCTGCTCTGCGTCAGCAAGTTTACTTCGCCATGCCTTCATGGCATCAAACGTGATTCCTTTTTTACCAGTTTTAGCATAAGCAGATGCGAATTGTTTCATCTCAGGAGTTAGCGGCATGCCAGCCAAAATATCACCCTGAATTGTAGCGTTCAGGTTTGACATTCTGGCCTTTGCGTCAGGCATCGTGGAGCGGACGCTATCCCATGCGGCCTTTTCTGAATTTTTCATTTTATCAATACTTGCCAAAACCCTTTGTTTTATGGCTGCACTTTTTTCTGATGCAGTTCCTGCTTCAGCCCCAAACTCATCCAATGCTGAGTTAAATTTCGACTCTATTTCACTGAATGCTTTGGTGTGTGCATCCTGTGTAATTCCGGGCTTTGACGCCAGAATCCCCTCCGCCTGAGCAAGACCACGACTACCTGATCTCATGCCAGGAGTTAATGCGTTGATATCTATTCCAGCAGTATCTGCTGCTTTTGCTATTTCGTCTGACACATTAGCTGACTGTCTGGCAATAATCTCTCTTCCTGTACCAGACTTTGCCATTTTCGAAACATCAGCAGCGGAATTTATTGCCCCGCCACCAAGAACTTGAGGTGATTTAGAGGTTAAGATCCTTCCAGCCCCAGAAAGTATCCCCTGAGCACCAATATTGATACCACCGTTAATGGCAGCATTTTGTGCAAAGTCGCCCTCCTGATTTGCAGCATCAGCAAGAGAACCTGCAATCATGTTTCCTGCGGAACCGATGTCTCCTGCGAGCTTTGCTGTCGCTCCAGCAGCTTTTGCCGCTGTGCCAATTGGCAGGAGATACCCACCAAATGTTTCACCGGCTTGCGCCCAACGGTCTGTCGGTCGATCGACAGGGCGATAAACATCATCCAAAACCTTGGGGCCACCAAGCCCCTGGCTGATTGCATTAATCAGACTTGCGCCACCCTGCAATACGTCAAATGGTATGTTTACCAGACCACGACCAGCCTGTTCAGCAATTTGCCCTGCACTTTGACCACCTGTGAGCCAATCACCAGCTTGTTGCATCAATGATGGTTCTTTTTTCTGCTGCTGAGGCGGAGGGTATGCTGCATAAAACTGATCTCTTGCTTCAGCCCATTTGTCACCAGCCTTAGGGGCAACAACCTCATCAAAATATTGCGCTTGAGCCTGTGCTTTCTGTTTTTCAGTTAACGCCTGATACTGTGGAGAAGCGATAACATCTTTCCATGCTTTAGCCATTAATCACCCCATATATACGAGAAACCGGACTTATTGCTGTCGCTTCCTGATTTTCGCTCACTAACATATGTGTCATAACCTGATGAACTATATCCCATTGATTCAGCCTCCCTTGCTGCAACCTTTTGAAATACAGAATATTGCGATCGGATTTCAGATAACTGTTTTCTGACGACCTCTTCAGGCTGTGTTATATCGAGTTTCGCGATCAGGTTTTCCAGTTTTTGGCCTTCAGCATTGGAGAGGCTACCCATACCTCGCATAGTCTGCACGTTCTGGACAAACGCACCCGACTTTAATTCTTCTATCGCATTACGGTTTGCAAGCCCTTCAGCACTTGTGAAGCCATCTATATTTCTTCCTTCGAAGCGACCGATACCTTCAAGCTCCTTCTTACCAAGCAAAGAATCAATTTTCTCTATCCCTCGCTCACCAGTAATCAACGCATTGTTGTAATTATTGTTGCCATCAAGCCATCTCTTAGCCTGAGACATTCTGGCTGACGTTGCAGCTTTACCGGTTAGCGGATCAATTCCCGTCGCTGCTATCTGTGAGTTAAGAGACAAAACATCCATATCCTGAAGTTGTCCTGCTCTTTCAAGGGCCGCCTGTGACTGCTTAAACACATACTTGTCGTGATTCAGTCTTGCCATTTGAGCCTTATAGGAAAGATCCTGCCCCCTAATAGCCCTCGCATTCGTCATGTCATTATTGCGAATGGTTTCGTTAATTCTTTGCTGCTCCTGCTGGCGACCAACCATCTTATCCTGAACAGCAAACGCCTTTTCTGGTCCAAGCGCACCGAGAGACATAGTAGTCAGCATGTGTGATAGCTGCTCTGGATTCTGAATACCTGTCTGAATCATCCAGTCAGCATTCGCGCCAACGCGATTTAACCTATCCTTGTTGTCAGTAATGAATTTACTGTAGGCTTCCGGCCCCTGAGAAAGAGCGACGTTAGCCCTCATGGCTAAATCGCCCATATCGTTGCGTTGCTGCTCATTAAGACCGGAAAATGCCTGTTGTGCCTGTGCAACAAACGCTGGATTTTCCTGGGCAAACTTAAATAGTCCCGATGGATCACCAGAAGCCCATGCATCAGCGTGAACCTTATTGAACGCATTAATCGCTTTCTGTTGCTGTTCCTGCTTATAAATATCAGCAACTCCAGCCAGACCACGTAACGCGGTCAGACCAACGTTATTTGCACCTGAGCGAGCCAACTCATTGTTTTCGCGGATCAGACCAAGCGTTGCGTTAATGTCGCTTGCTTTTGGCGCATTCTCATTTTGCGCACCAATGCCAGCCAGAAAACCACCAGAATTAATACCCTGTTGCCACGTAGCCATTGATTAACCCTTAAAACAGTGAACCAAGAAGACCAAGACCGCCGCCAACAGCGGCACCAATACCAGTACCAATACCGGGAACAATGCTGCCAAGCTGTGCTCCAGCAATTGCTCCAGAGGCAGCCCCGCCTATTGCAGATTGAAGGCCGGAAGGTCTATTAGCGTTTGCCGCCGCCAGTGCCGCGCTTTGCTGTGAAATCTGGCTCATGTTGTTGGCATATGTTTGCCCGGCGTTTGCCTGCCCCTGAAGAGCGCCAAGACCAATATTTGCCAGATTCTGGTAGTTGTTCATCTGGCCAGACAGCCACTGCTGACCAAGCGTTGGTGCGATTGTTGCTAACTGATTACTGGTTGCGGTGGAACCTAATCCACCTGTTGCTTCCGCTGCCGCCAGACTCTGATAGCGCGCCTGACCAGCAAGGTCTTTGTACTGCTGAGAGTTGTAATACTGGTTAAGCGCCTGACCTTGCCCCTCCAGAGACGATAAGTTCTCGAGGCTGCCGACATACTTCTCAGCCAGAGGAGTAAACGGTTTCAGGTTGTTCATGATGGTGTTGAACTGCTGATTTTGCAGGTCTGCGGAATACTTCTGGGCTTCTGCTGCATACTTTGCGCTTTTATCGGCTCCACCTTTCCCGCCTTTTTCAGGGCAATAAGGTTCCTCGCCGCGCAGTTTTCTGCCCAGCTTAAATGCATATAACATGGCTATCTCCCGTGATTCAGGAAGTCGATTAGTTCTTCGCGTGTAGCGCTGTAAAACGTCACGTCATCCACGCCTTTGAAGTATTTCTTGATGGTTCCTACACGCTTAAGGCCAATCATTGCGCAGTACATCTGCCCGTGTCGGAATTTGCGTGCAGCGAACGATGTGACGCACTGAACGGTGGTGTTAGTCAGAATGTATCGCCAGAACGCCAGCCCGATTTCCTTGCTGAAGCCGCGAATCTCTGGCAGGTACATGGCGTGGCAATCGAATGTCAGCGGCTGAATCTCCTGATAGTAAACAATGCCGCCGAACTGCCCGTGCACGTTCACCTCAAAGTAACGGCAATCAGGTTTGTAGTCGTATCCATCACCGTTGTTGCTCCCGGCAATAATGTCAGGGTGATTTCCGACTGCTTCTATCAGGTCGATGTTTCGCGTTGGTTTGAATGTAATCATCAGTCAATCAGCCCATGTAATCTAAGTGCCGTTTCAAGCGCCAGAATACGCTGCCGCGCCTGCTCCAAACCTGTAGCGAGAGCTGCGACTTCGGATTGTGTGTACGTAGTGCCGACCGTGTATGACTGGTTAGCGTTGAATGAACCAAGAAGTGGCGTACCTGTGGCTGCAGTCCATCCGGTCTGCCTTGCTCCAACGACCTGAATTCCATCAACTGAATATGATGTTTTTACATCCAGCGGTGACGCAAGAGACTGCGATTTGGTTACAGTTTTCGATACGTAATTACTCTTAATGTCAGATACATCGCTTTCTACGCCATCCAGTCTTTTGTCAACAGTGACCAGATGCGCCTGAATATCGATAACCTCATCCAGCAAGTAATCAACATCGCTACGCAGTACGACTATCTTCCCTTCGGCAGTTGTTAACCTGACCTCAAGGAGATTTATCGCTTTTGTGTTTGCGGTGATTCTTGAATCGTGATCTGCCAGTTCGACGTCCTGTTCATCGTTTTTCACCTGAGCATCGTAAGCGCCCTGACCAGCCTGATTTGCCTTCCCGGCAATTGCGCCGACATCAGCCCCCTGATTAATGACATACAGCAGGTAAGACTGGCTGAATATATTGCGTGGAAGGATTGATGTATCGAGTCGTGTAGCCTGAATTGTTACCGGCTCATTGAGATTCGAATCAGCCATTACTCAATCCTTATCTGAGCGCCAGACAGAGTGACAGGTGACTTCGTGATAATGCGCAATTTGAAGCCGACATTTTTCCTGATGCGCCCGACTCGCTTCCACAAAACGCGTTTGTCGTAAACGAACGGTTCATTCTGCTCAATCATCTGCTCACGCCCGTAATTGATGCCGTCAGTGGTTGCAGAGAGAAAAAGGCGGTCAGCATACTGCGCAACTCCAGTTGACGATTCAACTTCAAGGTCGAAAACTCTGGCGTTATCCGCTTTGAACAACGGAGTAAACAGCAGGTGTTCCTGCTGCTTGTCGTACTGGCTGCTGATATCGAACTGCAATTTCCCGGTCACGGATTCCAGCTTATCGCCGCACGTTATCTGATTGCCTTCGTAAATGAAGTCGATAGCGCGGTACACATCGTCATACAAGCCAGTTTTCAACACACACCATTGCGGACCATTGGCGCTTGAAGATGCGTCGTACACGAGAACATGGCGCGGAAGGTGGATAATCAGCAACTCATGAGCATCAAATCGCAGCGATTCCATCACACCATCAGCCAGTTCATCAGCAGTGTAGGAGCGGAGGATTTTCTCAATGCTCGCGCTGGCGATTGGTGATACCTGCCCGGAACCGATGATGTATACAGATGGCGCACCTGTTGCCGGATTGCTGATGAACGCATAAGAATCAGCGAATGGCGTTTTGCAGTAAGTCCCGGCAATACCTTTCTGCACCATCAGCGATGGCTGTGCGACATACAAAGCGGCACCAACGGTGGTTGCACCTGTCAGGGAGAAATATTCAATCGTCGACGAACCAAAGCAGACTATGAAGTCTCGCCATGTACCTATGCCGATGATGCCGTCAGGCTGAGACTCGGCACGATATTGTGCACTGTAGCGGTCAGGATGCGATTCGTCTTCAAGGTCAGTGATAAACCATGAATCAGTACCGTCTTTTGACCACGCATAACGCCCACGTAAGCGCGTAATGTCGCGAACTGAACCTAACTCATACTGAGTGAATCCGCTATCAGTAGGCCAGTTTGAGACGGTTTTAACCGTGCCATCATAGCGATACTCGACCAGTTTCCCGTTAACGCCTACCGCCTGTGATGTCCGACCATGCGCCATTGATACACGACCACTTCCGGAAACATCACCGACTTCACTTTCTCCTTTGTAGAGTTTGCCACCACACACGCGATAAACAGCATTCTGCGCCATGTTGTACTCGACACCGCGCGATACACCATTCACATCAGAACGTTTGGCAATGCCCGGGAATGAGCGAAGATATCCGCTGCTGTTCAGGATTTCTTTGGGTGTAGCCAACATATTCACTGGCAGATAGTCGATATAGTCGGAATTTCGGAAGTCTTTGCCGACACCTTTCATGAGCGGAAGTTGCTGAATCGGCATTTATTCACCTCACGTACTCGGATCATCTTTCTCGATGTAAAACCGATTCCACGTAAACGCGCTTTTGTTACCACTACCGCGAGGCATGTCATTTCGCCGCTCAAGTGGTGGTATTTTGGTTAAAGCGATACAGATTGTTTGATATGCACTGTCAGCAGCGGTAAGGAGAGCGTCTGACGGCTGAATGACGTTATCCATGCACACTTGCACAGCGAGTTTCAAAGCGACGCCATCATTTGCCCATGCAGGGATACCCGAATCATCGTCAGGTAACGGCATGATGCCGTTTTCTGTATCAGCAAACTGATACCCAAGCTCGATACCTTTCGCCTGCCATGCTGCCATCATGTCTTCGAGGTCATTAATGGCATCTTCAATTGCCTGAGGGTCAGCATCTGTCAACGTGGCATTGGAATACAGCCCGGCTTTTCGTAAAGCCTTAAGAACGAGATCACCCTTCGTTTTCGCCATCTTCTTCCGCCTTAGCCACTTTTTGCTTCGTTGCGGTTTCTTCAGGAGTTTTTACCCAGCCTTTTTTCAGGTGAGATTTAACTTCTTCGTCATCAACAATGACGTAATCGACAGCAAACTGACCACAGGTGATCATGTTGCCAGGCTTATAGAGCATTGTTCGTGCCATTGTCTTCTCCCAATAAAAATGGGGCCGAAGCCCCACTAAAATTACTGCCCGGCAATAACGATGCCCGTATATTCAGGAACCAGTACAGAGCAACCGTACAGAGTGGTGAAACGCGCAGTGGTTACGCCTTTGATGTGGTCGAAGGCGTAAGACATGATCAGCGTAGCGCCCTGCTCGGTGGTTGCTGTCATTACCTGTGGACCCTGACCAGTCGGGAACGCCAGTTTGCCGTACATCAGCTCAACAGAACCATCAGCCCAGAACAGGTTAGCCGGTGCGGCATTTTTGTTGAGAATGGTAATTGCTGCACCATTTGCCGCGTTAGCATCAACGTTTGCATATGGTCGGCTGGCGACATCCGCGTTGTCAGGCGGCAGAATTTTCGGGGAGATAGTTACTGTCGTTCCGCTTACTGCCAGAACGCGGAATACCTGCGGCTGCCCGGTGGTGTCTTTGGTGATCTGGTGTACGGAATTCACGCCAGCAATGGTGAACGCATCGCCAACCTGCAAACCAGATGCAGATACCGTAATAGTACCCTGTCGGTTATCCACTGGCATATCGTTGGCATCTTTCGCTTCAACCTTGTGCGCAGGTTCAGCCGCCAGTGTCAGGGAAGTTGCTGTACCCTTCGGAACACGACCAGAAATATCGGTCTTGTAGCTATCGAAGGACGCAACCGGAGGGATCTGCGCTTTTTCGTATGCTGTCAGGGTTGCGCCCTGAGCATAGGCACGGTGACCAAGCTCGCCAGCAAGGTCTTTGTAGTTGAAGGGGTTCCAGAAAGAGCGACGGTTGATACCCTGAGGTACACCAATCGCCGTCATGGTGGCATCAATACCTGCCGCACAGTTCCACAAATCACGGCCCTGTGAACCTGTGGTTGAGTCAGCCATCGTGATCACGTTAGTAGCACGCTGCGTAACCATGGAAATCAGGTCAGAGTCAATCTGTGCAGCAAGGCGCATACCTGCGGCGCGACCAGCTTCAGTTTTATGTTCCGGGTCACGCATTTCACGCGCATCCAGAGTGTACAGAATGTTTTTCGGCTCCTTGAACACTGAAGGAACAAGGCGCTGAACCAGTGCTGTTGGCGTTTTGCTGCTGAGATCGAGGCCTTCCTCAATGTTCATGTGGTAATGCTGCGGACGATACAGAACATCACCTGCTCGCTGCATTGCTGTATCACCGGGACGGAATTTTTTAGCGTTACGGGAAACTACGCAGGCGGCCTCAAAGCCTTCAACGTAGTTTTCGAACATGATTTCAAGGTCTTTTGCTAATTGGTTAGCCATGCTTAATGCTCCGATAGGTTATTTTTTTGCCTTTTTAGCGGCGAAATACGGCGTCCAGTCACCACTTTCCAGCGCCTTGGCTTTCAGTTTGTCGAGGTTGTTGATTACTGCGCCGTTGCTCCCCTTAACTGTCGGGGTTGTGGCTGCCGTGGTTTTTGCTTTTGGCATGATTCTGGCCTTCGATTCGATACGTTCCAGCAGACGACCAATTGCTACGGGGTTGGTAGCTTCTGCCAGTTGCTTGCGCAGTTCAGCGTTGCGACCGAGTGCCAGAACAACGATTTCCGGCTTCTCTGACTCAAGAAGGATCATGTCCTGAATGTGAACAGGAACATCTTCGCGTACAGCCTGCTCTGCATCCTGGTAACCAGCCACTTTCAGTGCTTTTACTCTATGCATGTAATTGGCTGCTTTCTGCTGAAGCGTTGCGGTACGCGCCTCTTCCTCTCGTTTCCGCTCTCGTACTTGCTCCTGGTACTTGCCGTTGTCCTCCGCCCACTTAGCCATGCGTTGCTGGTAGATTTCTTCATCGAAACCGATGTCCTCATCATCCAGTTTTGGCATTCGCGGTGGTTGAGTGATTACCGGCTGCTGCTCGACGGGTTTCTGAGACTGACGCATCAGCTCTTTCAGCTCACGGTCTTTCTCTTTAATCGTCTTGCGCAGGTGTTTTACCAGTCCATGCTCTGCGCCATCTTCGCTGGTTGGCGAATCCAGCTTTTCGTCACCAAAGTAGAATTCCCGTTCTGATTCGTCGTCATCAGTTTCAGTAGCTTCCTCTGCATCATTGCCGGAGGACTCACTGCCATCTTCTGTTTCGACTTCTTCAGCCAGTTCGACATCATCAGGAATCTGCTCTGACGCGTCGGTTTCGATTTCAACTTCTGGTGTGTTTTCTGCCATCTGGTCCATTTGTTACCCCTGTTTACTCGATGTTCAGCCCATCGGAAGGCAATAGGATGCCAGGCCTCATAAAGACAGCCATTGCACGTTATGGGTTAATTACTGCTGTGGTTGTTGCTGAGTTGATTTTTGCAGGATGCTGCTGATGTCCATGCGCTGCGCATGGCCCTGTGCCTGACTTTTCAGGACAAGCTCTGCATCAGCACGGGCATTATCTCCTTGCTGTTGCTGGAACTGTCCGAGCAGTTTCAGAGCCTCGCGGATATCAGATTTCTGCTGGCTATCGGCAGATGCGAGGATTTTCACAACGTTTGCCGCTGCAACCTGAGCATCAGTCTGTGCCTGGAATGCTTTAACCTGAATGGCTGCCTGTTCGTTCTGCGCTTTCTGCAATTCAGCCTGACCAGCAAGAAGCTGACCTTGCGCTGCAACCATAGCCGGATCTGGCTGACTGGCCTGTTGTTGTTTCGCCTGTTCAACCATTTGCTGCTCTTCTGGCGTTCTCGGCTTTATAACTCCAGACAGAAGCAACTGATTGCGGTTGTATTCTTTAAGGTCGTCCATCCCTTCGCCGTCCATATTGTCGAGAATCATCGACGATACAAGGTCGTGCTTCGGCGTTCCTGGTGGGATAAGTGCCAGCATGGAAAGTAACGACTTAACCGTTGCATCACGGCGAGTAGCAAACGACTGACCGACATCGACAGTCACTTCATAGTTACCCTGCGAAAGGTCGTTAAGCGCGATAACCTGCCCTGTCTGACGGTCAACCACTTCACCAGTCATCAGCGCCACGTCATCGCTGCCGTCCTCATTAACGATACGCATCGGCGTATCACTGCCATAGACCTCACGCGCCATAGAAAGCCACACAACGCCAGCGCGGCGCATGGATTTAGCCATGTTGTCCATGTAGATATAGGACTGCGTATCCATCCGGTTAAAGATACTATCAACGGTATCGGTAGCGACGTTGCTCGGCATGTTATCAAGCTGCGAAGCCCCGGTAATTTGCTGAATAGCCGTTCCGGTGTACTGCAACAGCCCGGCAAGAGCTGGAGGCATTTGTGTCGGAGGTGTCCAGCCAGCAACCTGAGCTTCTGAAATGACCGTTCCGTTTTTGTCCTTCTTGCTGGTCATAGGAAGAACTGCTGGTCTTTTCTTATTCCTCTCTGCCCAGTGATTCATTAATGGACCGGGAATGAAATCAACATCCACGATAGGAATGCCATCACCGCCCGCCTGAGTAGCGTTATCTGCAATCATGGAAACCATCAGGTTCTCAAGACGCTGTGCATCCATCGCTTTTGCTGCGTGACCTTCGATTCGCTCCTGATTATCAACAAATGATCGACGCCCATATACCGGGATGAGAGGAATATGTTCACCCGGAATACGCTTCGGTTCTTCCAGCCATTCAGCGCCAGACAGAAGACCGCAATAAACGCGGCGCTTCTTCACCGTTCGCTCGCCAATCAGTTCGAATGCACCATCGGTCAGCTCGTCGACAATATCTTTGATTTGCTCTTCATCATAGATTGCCGTTTCTCCGCTAACAGGGTTGCGCCACGCCGTGAGCTTCACCTTCTCTATGCGAACTTCGTAGTAGCGTCCAACATAGATGGCATCGGGCGTTGACCAGTCATATTGAGTGCCAGTGTCATCACGAGAAAGGCTTGCCGCGATGGAATCAGGGTATTCAGCCTCGAACGCTTTAGGCGTCATGGAGAACATTTCCATAGCCCACATAGCATCAGAGCGGTCATATTGCTTGCTGTCCTGATCGAAGAAGACGCATGTCGCTGGGTCGTAAACAGGAAGAAGACTGATGCGTCGCTGCTCGTTACTCGGATCCATTTCATCTTCGTAATCGGCACACATGCGGAAACAACCGAATCCACCCGTTACGGCATCATCAAATGCGTTATCACACGCTTCGCCACCGGATGTTTCCTGATAGTCAGCGCGGAATTTGCCGTTCATTTTTTCGGCTAACGCTTCCGATGCCTTATCGTCCTTCGGCCTGAATTTAACGCTGATGCGATTCTGTCGATACTCGCCAATGATGCGATCACATTCACGGGCAATCTTATTCAATTCAAAGCGCGGGTAATGCTCAAACCTGCCTTCATCAAATGAGTAACCAGCGTTTGTGCTGCCTTCCCACTGTGCGCCGGACACCCGGACGAAACGTTGAGCCTCAATAATCTGCTCACGCATATCCTGCGTTGCTGACCAGGCATTATCAAAGTTGCACAGCACCTTGCGATGCCAGTCAGTCATCTTTTTTTCTGCCATATCAACCTACACCACAAGGAATTGAGTAACTGGAATAGTCGGGTTGCGCAGCCGACTCTGGGCAATGCATACACATCATCAGCGCATCAGCCAGGTTAGGAGATGGAATACCGAGCTTCTGCTTCATTTCGACCTTAGTCATTAGCTCCAGCTTCCCGTTGTTATTGAATTTGCGCTGAATCTGCGTCAGTTCTGCAAACAGCTTCTCCAGCATCTTCTCGCCTATCGCTTCTTTGTCGAAACTCAGCATGTCGTCGGGGTCCACATACTCACCGTGAACAACCGCCCGATATGTCAGATACAGCCTGTCAGCCAGCGCGTAATAGAATTGCGCTCGCTTATTGCGGAACACATCACCAATAGTGCGAACGTTGTCACCCTGTACGACTTCATCAGCCCATGCTCCAGCCTGATATGGTGCATCTTCATCAAATGGCGATTCGCTGCCCTTGAACATCGTGGCGGTGATTTTCTTACCGGAGAACGCTTCCGTTGTCTGTCTGCGTAGCCCTGCACCGACACCATCACCATCCCACAAGTAGTGGTCAGCACCGTCTTCAATCGCCAGCGAAGTAGCCCAGTCAGCCCCCTCGTTGATGTCCATCAGCAGACCTTCGGCAATGCGCTTAACTACCGAACCGTGACGCGATGCATAACCTTTAGCATCCGGCCCTGTATCTGATGGGTCATGAGCAGAAACAACCGCGCCTTTCGCTTTCCATCCGAGTTTCTTGTGCGCATCGGTTGCGGCTTCAAGCCATTCACGTTTGATGATTGCCATATCACTTGCGCTTACCGGCTCACCAAGCCAGATGTGACGATACAGTGTCGGATTTCTGCGTTTACACTCTTCCATCTCCAGACGGAGAACTTCAGGAAAGTGCGGATTGTCGGTGTAGTTCACCGTCAGCAGGCAAATATCATCGGGAGGATTTACGACGAATCGCTGATAGGTATCGTCGAGGATGTTCTTAGGGTTGAAACTCACCCATATTTCGGAAAACGGCTTGCGGATGGTTGGTATCAGGATATCCCATGATTCCTTCGTTACCGCTTCCGCTTCCTCCACCCAGCAGATATCAATACCTTCGAGCGATTTAATCTTCGTCGGGTTGTTTTTTATGCCGTAGAACATGAATTCAGCATTCGTTCCGAGATGACGAATCATTGAACGCTGAATTTCAAACTCAGCCGAATACCCTTCCCGCTCTATGGTGTCTTCAAGCAACCGGATTACCGAATCGCTGATACTGTTTTGCAGTTCACGAGCGCAGAGAATACGCACAGGCTGCCGACGCGCCGCCTCAACAAGCAGCCTCGCAATTGCCCATGACTTACCGCTACCTCGACCGCCTTTGGCGACTTTGTAGCGATGCGCCTCAATGAACGGTTCAAAGATAGGATTAATCGAGGTCATTTTCCGAATAGAGTGCTCATCGGTGATGTTTCAATCTGGATTGCGCCGCCGTCTTTGCCGGTTAGCTCGTGAGAAGATTGTTCTTTAAATGCCTGAACAGAAACATGCTTACCAAGAAGTTCGAGGTTTTTAACCTTATCAGGCCATTTGATTTTCTTCAGAAGTGCGGCACTATCTGCGGATACCATCTCCATAACATCCATTCCTGATAGCGTTGTGCGCCATACCTTAGGCCAGTCTTTAATGGGCTTTAACTCACCGTTTTGCAGGAGAATGTCGAGCACATCCATCTGGTCGATTTCAAGAAGGCGATTAAGTACATATTCTGCATTAATACCAACAAGATCATTGCGTTGCGCTTTCAGTTCGGAGATTCTTAACTTGATATCAGGTTTTGACAGGTTTTCGGATGCGGTACGGTTAGCTGTCTTTGCGCTGTACCCCGCCCGAATAGCCGCTTGCGTGGCATTTAAATCGATGAGGTACTCGCGACAGAACATTTCTTGTTTGTCGGTGAGTGCCATTTTTTACTTCCCATAAGGAGATTGTTATGAACGATGACTTTAAAACAGGTGACATTGTTAAACTGAAATCAGGCGGACCTGACATGACTATCAGGTCATTTTCATCTACCCACGGTAACTCTTTTCTTTGTCAATGGTTTGCTGGCAAGAAGCTTGAGCAAGGATATTTCAAACCGGAATCTCTTGAGCGCGTTACCCCAAAGCCATAGTCCCAAACACACCAACCTTAACTCTTGATGATATTTCATCATGGATGATGTCCGTTTTATCAACAGAGGGTTGCCTTTATCAGCAGGATGTTGTGGATTATCTCGTTAAACAACATAACGAGCAGCACCTCAAAGAAAATGCGGATGGCAACCAAGCGCTATCAACAAAAGTGATTAATAAATTCAGGGTTGATAGCGGTGAAAGTGTTGTTTGGGTTAAGCCAGATAAGTACTGGCGTTTCCGTGTGCCTGAAGACGAAAACGGTCGTGAAGCTCGCGGTTAAACTAATCAACGATAAAAGGCAGCATGTTGAGTGCTGCCATATTCATCTCACTTAGTTGTTATTTCAGGCTGATGACTCTTTCGCGCTTTCAATCAGTGACTGCTTCAGCAAGTAACCTTCGAGCATCCAGATTTTGTTTACAGCATTCTGCCGGGCAATCTTCCGACCAATTTCTGCATCAAAGTTTTCCGGGCTTGCACAGGCACTCTCTCCGGTGACGGTGAAGCCATTCTTCAGCACCAGTACGCAGAAAGTGAGCAACTTCAATGGTGATAAATCACGATCGCCTTCTTCTGGTTTTTCCCTGCCACAATATTCGTTGCTGGAAATGGCACCATTACGTCCATCATAAGCAGTAAAGTAATGCTCGCTTTTAATCACGTCTTCGATGTGCTGAGGAGTGATTCGCGGGGCTGTTTTGCCTTTCTCAACGATTTCTTTTTCGATTTGCTGGTCGCTCATAATTATGACCCTGTAGAGTGGTTGCTTGATTAGGATGTCTTTCCATCAGTCCGCCACCACAAAGAATCTTTTTTGCCATAAGGCAGGAGGTTCATCTTTCAGTGGCTGCCGGTGTTATTTCCCCACTTACTGGCTTGGGTTGCTTCGTGGTACTGCCGTAACTGGTTGCCAAGAATAAATTCCGGTTTCATTATCAAGCCCACCCGTAGATGGGCTTTGTAATGGATAGCCGTTGCTCAGTTCTCGTAATGCTTTGATTTTTCCGATAACGCAGTTTTGCGTTTGCCATCAGCACGCGATATCGAGAGTCAACTGCAGTTGCTCGCGCCAGTACTCAACATTTGCTTCAATAACCGGCTTATCCCATCGCCAGCGAGCCATCTCTCTTGCCCCATTGCTGGCTTTTGATTTCCGGTCATCGCGAATGCGACATGCTTGCTCATATTTCTGCTGCTCAGTCAGTTCACCGCGAAGCAGACTATCAATGTGCAGGTCGCACCACACAGCAAAACGAGCATCACACCAACGGGCAAATGCAACTGAAAGTTTTGGATGTAGCCACGTACCACCACCCCTGTCCTTTCGTGCCTTGCTGGTTTTTACATACCTCGATTGTGAGGGATGTAAAATTTGAGATTCTTTCCCGGTCAACGCTTCGTCTAAAGCACGAACGTATTCAAGCGTTTCTGCCAAACGCATCCAGTTATCAATGCGTTTCCCAAATCTCTCAGCAACACCTGTGACGTTGATCCAACCATCAGTGTTGAAACTGACAATTTCACCTTTGTAATTAAGTGGCACGATATTCATAACGTTTACCTACCATTTGAAATGAACCTTTGCCGCATAGGAAACCAGCCCACCGAGGCTCGCCAGCACTAACTGGTATCCTCAAAGGCCCATTCCAAAGGGGCAGGTTCGGTGTAAAAAACATGCGTTGCGGTACGCATTTATTGCAAAAAGCCCCGCATCGCGAGGCTCATTAAATTGACTTTGTGATTTGCAAAAAAATTATTTCAGGCATTGCGTCCTGATGTATTCCTGCAGGTAGTTAACCTGCGCGGTTATCTTGTCGATTCCACTTCGGAGACGGTAATAATTGAGTTCAGCATCTGCTGTAAGTCTTGGGCTTTCTCCATCGCCCATGCCGCTGGCTCCGGTCTTTGACTTTGCACAGGAGGCGGCGACTTGCAGCCGCTTACGCCCAGCAGAAACATCATCACGGAGACTTTCGATAGTCGCGTTAGCATCAGCAAGCTCCTTTGTATATCTGGCATCGAGTTCTGCTACATCACGTTGACGCTTCTGCATATCAGCGATGATGGATGTGGCTTTATCGCGCTGGTCTTTGTAGGCGATGGCGTTATCACGGTAATGATTAACAGCCCATGACAGGCAGACGATGATGCAGATAACCAGAGCGGAGATAATCGCGGTGACTCTGCTCATACCTCAATCTCTCTGACCGTTCCGCCCGCTTCTTTGAATTTTGCAATCAGGCTGTCAGCCTTATGCTCGAACTGACCATAACCAGCGCCCGGCAGTGAAGCCCAGATATTGCTGCAACGGTCGATTGCCTGACGGATATCACCGCGATCAATCATCGGTAAAGCGCCACGCTCCTTAATCTGCTGCAATGCCACAGCGTCCTGGCTTTTCGGAGAGAAGTCTTTCAGGCCAAGCTGCTTACGGTAAGCATCCCACCAACGGGAAAGAAGCTGGTAACGTCCGGCTGCTGTTGATTTGAGTTTGGGGTTTAGCGTGACAAGTTTGCGAGGGTGATCGGAGTAATCAGTGAATAGCTCTCCGCCTACAATGACGTCATAACCATGATTTCTGGTTTTCTGACGTCCGTTATCAGTTCCCTCTGACCACGCCAGCATATCGAGGAACGCCTTACGTTGATTATTGATTTCCACCATCTTCTACTCCGGCTTTTTTAGCAGCGAAGCGTTTGATAAGCGAACCAATCGAGTCAGTGCCGATGTAGCCGATGAACACGCTCGTTATATAAGCGAGATTGCTACTTAGTCCGGCGAAGTCGAGAAGGTCACGAATGAACCAGGCGATAATGGCGCACATCGTTGCGTCGATTACTGTTTTTGTAAACGCACCGCCATTATATCTGCCGCGAAGGTACGCCATTGCAAACGCAAGGATTGCCCCGATGCCTTGTTCCTTTGCCGCGAGAATGGCGGCTAACAGGTCATGTTTTTCTGGCATCTTCATGTCTTACCCCCAATAAGGGGATTTGCTCTATTTAATTAGGAATAAGGTCGATTACTGATAGAACAAATCCAGGCTACTGTGTTTAGTAATCAGATTTGTTCGTGACCGATATGCACGGGCAAAACGGCATGAGGTTGTTAGCGCAGCCTCTTGCCACCCGCTTTCACGAAGGTCATGTGTAGAAGGCCGCAGCGTAACTATCACTGATGAATTCAGGATAACCAGTGGCTACGGCTCAGTTATGGTGCTGATTAACGGACTTGAACCGCCACCCATTCGCTTACAAGGCGACTGCTCTACCATTGGAGCTAAACCAGCATGTTTGGCGGGACAGCGTGGACTCGAACCACGATAAGAAGGTTAACAGCCTTCCGTAATGACCTTTATACGACTGACCCAAATAAAAAAAGCCACCGTTGCAACTTAAGAGTCACTAACGGCAGCTTACCCTCTAATTATGGCTAAATGGCTAATTGCATGTCAAGACTTTTAACAGCAATATGCTTAACTTTCTCTACACGTTTACGCATTTTGAAAGCATTTTGCATTGGCTGGTATAAAACAAATAATGACGCTTTCAGGATGTCGTCAATTTCGTTTCTACAGGTTGCCAGTGAAGGTTTTCGCCATCCCTCGCCACCACGTCCACACATCTTGCGTGGCTTTGCAGTCGCGTGATAGTAGGATGCAATTGCTCGCTTAGATGAACCATGAGCGTAGTAGCTGAGGAGGATGCCAAAGGCTTTCTTGTCAATGCACATGACGGAATCGACGACCTGAGAAATCAACATTCCATCATCATCATTACACATTGGCCTTGTCATAACTCTTCCCGGCTCTACGCTCTCCATGAACTTCGCTATTACGCTGCTCATGCGCTTTTCCAGACGACCTGAATAAACCCATGCTCCCCACAGTTCAAGCCAGCCACTCAGCCACTCGTGCTGCTCTTTGGTGAGGTTTAGTTCTCTTATGCTCATCGTCTTCCCCTCTTGCCCTGTTTGACCATCAGGACGCCGTTAACTATTACGTGACGCTCGCCTTTGCTGTCTCGGTTGTACTTGAGCACTGTTCCTCTTGCGCAGGAAAGCATCCTCGCCACTTCGGTCTGATTGCCTCGTGTCTGGATAAGAAGCTCTGGTATCGTTTGAATTGTGGCGTTCATACGTTCTCCAGTTCGGTGATTTTTATTCCAAGCCTTCCTCCTGGTACTTTCACACCACGAATTACACGAATGTCGTCGAATTGCTCGTCGTCTTCCGCAAATCCGGCATGGATAAGGGAGTCGAGTAAACCTTTAAGAATGTTGTCGAGGTCGCGGCGGCGGGAGTCTGGAACGTCTGCGATGACTTTGATGCGGAGTCGTGATTTGGTGAAAATGTCTAACTTGAGTTGGCGGATTATTTGCTGTACATCTTTTCGGTATTTCTGGCCTTTATCGCTGATGTAGTATTGGCTTCCCCGTCTTCGCCAGTAGGTATTCAGCGACGGTGGGTACGGAAGTGTGAATCTGTATTCTGCCATTTATCCTCTCCCATGATTATGGTGATACCCCAATCGTGATTCCGCCAATTTTCTGGCATTAACGGCTAGAGATATGTCATCGTATAATCCAAGAAATATCTTTTTATTATCACTGTTTATATATGCGCCCCACTTTTTATTCTTCTTATAGTAGGCAACACCCATTACTCCAGAGCGATTATTAATAGGCTTTTTTCTGTTCCTTGAGTTCTGTTTATCATCTACAACGCGCAAATTGCATATTCTGTTATCACTTTTAATTCCATTTATGTGGTCAATTTCCCCATCAGGTTCACTTCCATAAAAGGATATCCATGCGATTCTATGAGCTCGACAAACTTTTTTATTTACAGATATACGAACGTATCCTTTTTCATCTATAGAACCAGCAATCTTACCGGCATATGTTGAATTCCAGCACTCTCTTACACTTTCTCTTCTCTTGTATATAAACAAACCTGTTTCGCTATTATATTCATACAATTCATTGATTTCTTTTTGTGTTGGATATCTTTTACCGTTCATGACTTAATCTTCCCCTCCTTCAGCAGTATCGCCTGCGTCCTGATCACGCCTTCGAGGTGGTAAAGTCTGGCGTCTTTGTTGTCGAGGTTATGGGTGCGTCGGTCGATTTCATCGTGACACGCGCTACAAGCCCATGCGCCGATCAGGTCGTCAGGCTTCATTCCCGTTCCGCAAATTCCAGCCATCCGGTAATGTGCCAGAACTGTAGTTTCAGGATTGCCATTGCATACGCCGTAAATACGTACCTGGCATTCTCTGCCGCGTGCTTCTTTGCGTAGGTTAGCCATTATGGTTCACTCCAGTAATTCTCAATTGCAGCAGCCATTCTCTGCATCCACTCAGCCAGCTTTAACGCGGCTTCTCTTTCAGAACCACATTTAGGGAAATCCTTCATTTCCATGCTGGCCTTATATGTTCTGAATGCCAGGTCTCCGGTAATAATCAGATTCTGATCAAGCACCGAGCGTTTATTCCGGTGTTGAACGTAATAGACAGATTCAGTCCGCATTTCTTCTCTGTCTTTTTTGAAGGAAATAAGCTCAGAGAAATCACTCATCGTCTTCTTCCTCGTACATTGAGCTATTCGGATCGCTCATCAGTTCTGCGCAGCAGTGCTCACACACGTGAACTTCCAGCACATGCAGCTTCTGACCGCAGTTAGCGCACGTTAAAGCCCGCTCGACGCTTTCTTGTTCGTAACTTCGATTTGGGTCAATCACCTTGTTTTCCTCGCACGATGTCTTAGCCACCGGATATCCCACAGGTGAGCCGTGTAATTGAAGGTTTTTACGTCAGATTCTTTTTGGATTGGCTTGCGTTTATTTCTGGAGCGTTTCGTTGGAAGGTATTTGCAGTTTTCGCAGATTATGTCGGTGATACTTCGTCGCTGTCTCGCCACACGTCCTCCTTTTCCTGCGGTAGTGGTAACACCCCTGTTGGTGTTCTTTCACACCGGAGACACCATCGATTCCAGTAAGGTTGATTTGGTCGGAAGCGGTTATCTTCTTTGCATTCACCGCACCGATAACATCGCATCATGCAGCTTCCCTCCCGAAGTCGAAATAAAGCTGCCCTCCAAATATTTCGCATGACTCAGAACAAGAGCCGGTATCGAATCTTTTAGCTCGTACCATGTCCTGATACAGGGCTTGATAATCATTTTCTGAATACATTTTCGCGATACCATCCAGCGACATTCTTCCTCGGTACATAATCTCCTTTGGTGTTTCCCGATGTCCGTCACGCACATGCGATCCCGTGATGACCTCATTAAAAACACGCTGCAATCCCTCCTCATCTTTGCAGGCAAGTCCGATTTTTTGCGTTGATTTTTTAATGCAGAATATGCAGTTACCGAGATGTTCCGGTATTTGCAAATCGAATGGTTGTTGCTTCCACCATGCGAGGATATCTTCCTTCTCAAAGTCTGACAGCTCAGCAAGATATCTGATTCCAGGCTTTGGCTTTAGCCGCTTCGGTTCATCAGCTCTGATGCCAATCCACGTGGTGTAATTCCCTCGCCCGAAATGGTCATCACAGTATTTGGTGAAGGGAACGAGTTTTAATCTGTCAGTGCAGAACGCGCCGCCGACGTATGGAGTGCCATATTTCTTTACCATATCGATAAATGGCTTCAGAACAGGCATTCGCGTCTGAATATCCTTTGGCTCCCATACCGTATAACCATTTGGCTGCCCAGGCTCTGGGTTGATATCAACCTGCAATACAGTGAGCGGTATATCCCAGAACTTCACAACTTCGCGGATAAACCGATATGTCATCGGGTGTTCACAACCTGTATCCATGAAAACGTAATGCACGTCTTCACCTGCCTGTCGCTTTTGCTCCATTAGCCAGAGCAAATATGCTGACGTCCTGCCACCGGAGAAACTAACGACATTTATCATGCAGCCCTGTCTCCCCATCTTGCTTTCCACTCCAGAGCCAGTCGCGCTTCGTCTGACCACTTAACGCCACGCTCTGTACCAAATGCCTGTATAAGCTCTAATAGCTCCGCAAATTCGCTTACACGCATCCTGCTGGTTGACTGGCCTATTACCACAAAGCCATTCCCGGCAAGGTTAGGAACAACATCCTGCTGCTTTAATGCTGCGGTAAACACACACTTCCAGCTTTCTGCATCCAGCCAGCGACCATGCCATTCAACCTGACGAGAGACGTCACCTAAGCAGGCCCACAGCTTCCTGTTTTGGTCTAAGCTGCGGTTGCGTTCCTGAATGGTTACTACGATTGGTTTGGTTGGGTCTGGAAGAATTTGCTGTACCGCGTGAATAGCGTTTTGCTGATGTGCTGGAGATCGAATTTCAAAGGTTAGTTTTTTCATGACTTCCCTCTCCCCCAAATAAAAAGGCCTGCGATTACCAGCAGGCCTGTTATTAGCTCAGTGATGTAGATGGTCATACGTCAGCCCCTTGTGCATATCGTCTGCCACGTGCAGCAGGTGCATTTGATGCTGTGCAAATCTGTCTGGCTTCATCCTGGTCACATGCAACAAAGTGTCCGTTGCAGAACCGCTGGTAAACCGTACCAAGTGAGCCAAAACGGTTTTTCGTCACGATGATTTCAGCAAATGGCGCGGCGCTACTGTTCTCGTCATATACTGCTTCCCGATAGAGCATGATGATTGAGTCTGCGTCCTGTTCAATGCTTCCTGAATCACGCAAATCTGCGTTTGTCGGGCGTTTGTTTGGTCGCTTCTCAACATCGCGCGAAAGCTGACTCAGGGAGATAACTGGCGTTTTCAGGTCTTTCGCCATCGCCTTCAGGCTTCCGGAGATGTGAGCAATTGCGAGGTCGTTGCGGTCTGCTTTCGGCTTCTCAATCAGGCCAAGATAATCCACCATGATGAGTGACAGGTTTGGATTTTCCTGTTTGTGCCGTTCTGCGATTGAGCGTATTTCTTCGACCGATAACCGCGAGGCATCGACTACCCATACATCCAAATCTGCAAGCTGACTCATGCCGTTAGCAACGCGCGCCCAGCCTTCGTCATCCATCGAAGCAGGATTTCGCAGCACGCTAACCGGCATCCTCCCGGCGTTGGCAATGCTTCGCTCTGCAATCTGCAATGCGCTCATTTCCATCGAGAAAATCAACACTCCGCGCCGGACGTCAGAACCAGGAATAACGCGGCTTGCAACGCCTTCGGCAATCTTCAGCGCCAGTTCGGTTTTCCCCATACCAGGACGAGCAGCGATTATCACAAGGTCTTCTGCGTTCATCCCTCCGGTGATGGCATCAAGTTCTTCGATTCCGGTCTTCAGGGTATCTGACTCTTCTCCGTTCCTCAGACGCCTGTCAAGCGTGTCAGTGTAGTCAGTGATGATTTCCCCTAACCGCACCGGTTTAACCTCGTCACGGGGCTTTCTGATGGCTGAGAGACGCTTTACAAGCTCATCCATCGCCTGACTCGATGCGTCGATGGTTCCGCTCCGAATTGGTTCACGCATTTCATCCATGATTTCCAGCACCAGACGGCGGTGATAGTTATCCGCGACCATTCCGGCATATCCCTTCAGGTTTGCGGCACTCGGGCAGTTTTTGCTGGTCATCAGGATTGACGTGAAATGCTCCTCTCCGCACTCCTCGGCAACCAGCAGCGCGTCGATTAGGTTTCTGTTTCTCGCCTGCTTGCGGATAACCTCGAAGGCTTTTCTGTAGAGCGGAATTGAAAACGCTTCCGGCTCAAGCGTTGCCAGAACGTCACTGGCGGTTGGAGTTAATCCACCAATCAGCAGGCCACCGATAACGCTCGCTTCGATATCCTGTCTCATGCAATCCCCCTGTCTGCAAACTTCCCTTCCCGAACTCCCGTTAACGAGTCTTCCCTCAACAGGTAATCAAAATCAGCCGTCCAGCCCGTGTCGTTGTCTCCGAAGTAAAACGGCTTGGCCTGGTGCACAAACGCCCTGACATACGCTCTGAAACCGTCCACGTTTGGCGTTTTCAGTTGTGGGATGATTTTCTTCAGGCGGCGTTTTCGTTTCTCGTTGACCGCAACAGCGTGTGGAAGTCTGTCACCGACTTCGGTGTTGTAGGCGTTCAGGAAGGATTCGTAGTCGATTCGTTCTGCCTTGCGACGTTCAGGTTTAACCTGCCCATCGCCGCCCCCGTTAGGGGGTAAGGGGGTATTTGTATTTATTGTCTTTTGTATATTGTCTTTTGTGTTTAGCTGACTTGGCTTATACCCATTAGCCAACTCGGCTAATGTTTTATTAGCTGTTTTAGCTAATGTTAAGCTGTCCTGGCTAATCCACTGAGAAACCACCTTGTTCACTCCTATTTTCACGCCATCAGCAATGAGGAATTTACGCTCAATAAGCTGGCGCTTGGCAGCGCAAACATGAGTGTGATGAATACCTGTCATGGCTGCTATCTGCGTGTTTGTGAGTCGATCCATCGGCTTATTGAATCCGTATGTCTTGCGCATGATAGCGAGCATCACCTTCAACTGCCGGACAGTTAAATCAGCCATCAGCAGACTGTCGGTAATCTCGTTAGCAACGCGCATGAAACCATCTTCGGTATCTGCCACGCGATGCTCCACGACCTCCAGTTGAGGCCTGTAATCAGCTAACTTAACGACGCCCATGTTTCACTCCTGCTTTGGCTAGTCTGTAAACACCAACAAGGCGCTCTGCGAACGCCCTGTTATTTGCTGCGGCTACCACTAATCCCTCAGGTGAATCAGGGTGTCGAATCTCTTCTTTTTCCTGGTATTTCTTACGACGTTTTGTCATAATTACTCCTGTGGATTGATCCAGTCTTTCTACATCAGGCCTCAAAACTGTTGCAGCAGTCTTGAGGCTTTTCTTTTGTCAGCACCATGGCTACTTTCTTTGCCAGCTCTGCTAATTCCTCGTCTTCAACACCCCACTCCAGCACAGCCAGAAGCATGGCCATCTTTGGGATAAAGCTGTCTTTCCATCGCGAAATTTGCGATTCATTAATCCCTAATGCATCAGCAACCTTTCGCTGACCACGTACAGCAATTCGATTTAGGATGTTGCTTGTGATTGCATTCGCTTTCTTGCGAGTACTTGTAAGTTGCATATGTAAGTATTTCCTTAACAAATAAGAAGTTATACGCACCAACTGATGCGCGTTGTATTCCCGCATTTCGGCGGGAATGAGGACCATGACTGTTAAAGAGCAATTTGCTTATGCCGCTTTGCGGTAAGCACTTTCTTGATACTTCAGGGCGCCAGCTGTAACGACTTCCAGTCGATAGGCGTCTTTCTCTGGGATGACTTCCTTCCACTGAGAGACTGCTGCATCGCTAATGCCTAACGCTTTAGCTACCGCACGCTGGGTTCCGAAGTGGTCGATAACATCTTTCTTGTACATAGACTCGCTCCGAAATTAAAGAACACTTAAATTATCTATCAAAGGAATCTTAAGTCAAGTTTATTTAAGATGTCTTAACTATGAATACACAACTGATGGGTGAGCGTATTCGCGCTCGCAGAAAAGAACTCAAGATTAGGCAGGCTGCCCTTGGCAAGATGGTTGGCGTGTCTAATGTTGCTATTTCCCAATGGGAGCGTTCTGAAACTGAGCCCAATGGCGAAAACCTATTGGCCTTAGCCAAGGCTTTGCAGTGCTCCCCTGATTACTTGTTGAAAGGAGAAGATAGTCTTTCAAACATTGCCTATCACAGCAGGCATGATCCAAGAGGTTCGTATCCTCTAATTAGTTGGGTAAGCGCAGGATGTTGGATGGAAGCTGTAGAGCCATATCATAAGCGTGCAATAGATAACTGGTACGATACAACCGTAGATTGTTCAGAAGATTCGTTTTGGCTGGACGTAAAAGGTGATTCGATGACGGCTCCAGCCGGTCTTAGCATCCCTGAAGGGATGATAATACTCGTCGATCCTGAAGTAGAACCTCGTAATGGGAAGCTGGTAGTGGCAAAGCTCGAAGGAGAAAACGAGGCAACTTTCAAGAAGTTAGTTATTGATGCTGGCAGGAGGTTTCTAAAACCACTTAACCCACAATATCCGATGATTGAGATCAACGGGAACTGCAAAATCATCGGTGTAGTTGTCGATGCAAAAATAGCAAACCTTCCATAAGGGGCATTCGCCCCTTTTTTCTTTCCTTTAAAAATCAAAGCAAAACTTAAGCTTCGCAATAAAATTTAAGTTTTCTTCAAAAACACCCTTGACCACCAATTAAAGAAATCTTAAATTTAAGTCATCAGCAGGACGCTGGTAGCCAAACGGAACAGATTGGCAGGCTCTTTAACATTGATGGGATTGTCCCGCCGAAATGCGGGAACCAAAGAGTAGTTGGCTTTGGGGTGATGTGAAGTGCAGCAGCGCGACAGCATCAGGGAGTTAACCTCCCTCCCCCCGTCACGTCACGTCACGTCACGTCACGTCACGTCACGTCACGTCACGTCACGTCACGTCACGTCACGTCACGTCACGTCACGTCACCGCTAAAGTCAATCATCGGAGGTCAACATGACAGTAGTCATTACATATCTGGCTGACGATAACGCCAGAAATCGCCGCAGAGCACGCAGACAGGCTCAACGTGAACAGGCAATGAAAGAACAGCGACTGGCGCGGAAGATTGCGCTAAAGCTCTCTGGTTGCGTCAGAGCAGACAAAGCAGCATCACTTGGCAGCCTTCTCTGCAAGAAGGCAGATGAAGTCGAGCGTAAACAGAACCGTATTTACTACCGCAAGCCACGCAGTGAAATGGGTGTGACTTGTGTTGGTCGCCAGAAAATGAAATTAGGCAGCAAGCCACTTATTTGAGGTGATATATGGAAGAAGAATTTGAAGAGTTCGAAGAGCATCCGCAGGATGTGATGGAACAATACCAGGACTATCCGTATGACTACGACTATTGATAAGAATCAATGGTGTGGACAATTCAAACGATGCAATGGATGCAAGCTGCAATCGGAATGCATGGTTAAGCCTGAAGAAATGTTTCCTGTAATAGAAGATGGGAAATATGTCGATAAATGGGCAATACGAACGACGGCAATGATTGCCAGAGAACTTGGTAAACAGAATAACAAGGCTGCCTGATGGTGGCCTTTATTTTTGGCATAAACAACAGAATAAACACTGCACTGTGTATTCATTCCAACGAGTGAATACACGGAGCAATGTCGCTCGTAACTAAACAGGAGCCGACTTGTTCTGATTATTGGAAATCTTCTTTGCCCTCCAATGTGAGGGCGATTTTTTATCTATGAGGATATGAATAGATGTCAAACATCAAAAAATACATCATTGATTACGACTGGAAAGCATCAATAGAAATTGAAATCGACCATGACGTAATGACAGAGGAAAAACTTCACCAGATTAATAATTTCTGGTCAGACTCTGAATACCGACTCAATAAACACGGCGCTGTATTAAATGCTGTATTAATCATGCTGGCGCAACATGCTCTGCTTATAGCAATTTCGAAAGACTTAAATGCATATGGTGTTGTTTGTGAGTTCGACTGGGATGATGGAAATGGTCAGGAAGGATGGCCTCCAATGGATGGTAGTGAAGGAATAAGAATTGCCGATATCGATACATCAGGAATATTTGATTCAGATGATATGACTATCAAAGCCGCCTGAGCGCGGCTTTACCGCATACCAATAATGCTTCACGAGAGGCATTTTCGTTATGCAATCAAATATAAGGAGTTACCCATGATGCACTTTCAGCTCGCGGGTAGCGGCGTCATGTCCGCTTTCTACCCGCACGAATCTGAATTATCACGCCGAGTTAAACAATTAATCAGAGCAGCAAAGAAACAACTGGAGGCGTTATGCGCAATGAAATAGCCATTAATCACCAGATGCTTCGTGCTGCACAAAACAAAGCAGTAATAGCCCGATTTATTGGTGATTCAAAAATGTGGCTTGAAGCAAATAAAGCGATGAAATCAGCTATCAACCTTCCATGGTATCGCAGGAAATGAGTTTTACAGATAACTGGTCAGACGAAGAATTCATTCGTCAGATGAAAGAATTAATCGGTAACGAAGGAGATATTCATGTCACTTGCAACCACAGTGAAGGAGAGCAAGTTACAGAGACGCATGTACACCCAGAAAGCTCTCTGGTATCGCCATAATGGCGACCGCGAAGGAATGCGGGTATGCCTTAATTTGTCCCGAGTAGAAGTATTAAATCAGCGTTATTTCCTTGGGCCATGTCCATTCTGAGAACAATCATATGAGCAAAGAATTTTACGCAAGACTGGCAGCTATTCAGGAGAATCTGAACGCGCCAAAGAATCAGTACAACTCATTCGGTAAATATAAATACAGAAGCTGCGAAGATATTCTTGAAGGCGTTAAGCCGCTGCTTAATGGCCTGTTTTTATCAATCAGCGATGAAGTTGTGTTGATTGGTGATCGGTATTACGTGAAAGCCACGGCAACTATTACCGATGGCGAAAACAGTCATACGGCAACCGCACTAGCACGAGAGGAAGAAAGCAAGAAAGGAATGGATTCTGCACAAGTTACGGGAGCTACAAGCTCTTATGCACGCAAGTATTGCCTCAATGGTTTGTTCGGCATTGATGATGCGAAAGATGCAGATACAGACGAGCATAAACATCAACAGAACGCAGCAGCAAAGCAATCAAAACCATCACCTACACCTGAACAGGTTCTAAAAGCATTCACTGACGCAGCAATGCAGAAAAACACCGTAGAAGAGCTTAAACAGGCTTTCGCCAAAGCGTGGAAGATGCTCGAAGGCACACCGGAGCAGCACAAAGCGCAGGACGTTTACAACATCAGACGAGACGAATTAGAAGGAGCGACTGCTTAATGGCACATTCGATTACTGTAAGACTAAACAAACCTGCAAGAGAGTTTCAGGCCGGGGAAAATATCGGATTCAACATCCGTGCTGGCGTTCAGTATTACGATCGCCAGACAAAAAAGAAAGAATGGACAAACTACAGCGCCGTTGTATTTGCCAAGCCGGGAGCGCAAGCGGATTACTACCGTAGTGTTCTTGTTGAAGGTGGCATTGTGGAAATTACCGGAGAAAACATCAGGGTTGATGTTTATCAGGGGCAAAATGGTCAATCAATCACTCTTGAATTACTGAATGCAAAGATTGGATTTGCAGCTTCAGGAAATGGCCCGCAGCAGCAAAGTAGTAACCAGCAGAACACCCCTGTATACGACGATTCCATCCCATTCTGATTCAGAAAAATAAGGATTTAATTATGCCAGCGCCTCTGTATGGTGCGGATGACCCGCACCGCTGTTCCGGCAATTCCGTATCGGAGGTGCTGGATAAATTCAGGAAAAACTACGACCGGATAATGTCGCTACCGCAGGAAACAAAAGAGGAAAAGGAATTTCGCCACTGCGTATGGCTTGCAGAGAAAGAAGAACGCGAGCGAATTTACCAGACATCAATCCGACCATTCCGCAAAGCCACATATACCCACTTCCCTGAATATATCGACCCGCGCCTGCGTAATTACCGCTCACGCTATGGCGCTATCAGTAATGACTGAGGAATTTACCATGAGAGGACTTGCATACAATCCCGGCATTCTTCCGGCAGAAATGATTATTCGCCAACGCGTAAAGCCAATGCCATCGAGAGAGGAATTGCTTAAGAGAAAGAGTTTCGGTTCTGTTAATGACAACAAATATCTGAATGCGATGTGGCGGAGTGGGAAGAAATGAAACAAATGTCACTAATTGAGATGGATGGATTTCTGAAAGGTAAATGCATCCCACGAGATTTAAAGGTTAACGAAACAAACGCTGAATATCTGGTGCGTAAATTTGCTGAAGCGGAGGCCAAGTGCGCGGCGCTGGCAGCGGAGAATGCGGCGCTTAAACAGTCGGAGAAGGAATTTAATAACTTCTGTCGTCAGGAGTACTACGGTTGGGAGGACAACTTCACGGAAACCCCAGCCACCGATGCTTTCCTGGCTGAAGTACGGGCGCAGGGGGTGGAGATGTTTGCGGAGTGTGCATACACACTTGAACATCATGATCACGCAGTAGCTTTTGCCGCCGAGCTACGTAAAGGAGGCAACCAGTGACTGTATGTCTTATTGATAAACGTCGACGTGGGCAACAAATACCATCTGTTGAAATGCCGAATCACACATGGTTTTGCGTACTTGATATCGATGGCATGGATAAGTTTGTTGACACTCGTCATTACTGCGATACCGCAACAGCTACTCCGGCGAAAGCAAAGAAAATGGCTGCTCTGATAGAAAACTGGACTCCACCTGATGGTTGGTGCAATGGGAATGATCGAGATTGGCATGAAAAAATGAAGGGCTATATCTGCGATTTCTTACGTAAATGCAACGGCTTCAGGGTGATGTGATATGACCAAAATTAATTACCAGGCACTGCGTGAGGCGGCAGAGAAAGCAACGTGGGGAGACTGGGACTCATATAAACCACACCGTGGCGCACGTGGTTATGAGGTCCGACTAAGTAGTCAGGCCATTGCGCAACACGTTCTGAAAAACAACGCTGAATTTATTGCTGCCTTTAATCCAAAGGTTGCTTTGGCACTACTGGATGAGATCAACGCATTAGAGGAAACGCGTATCAACGATGTTTGCCGTATTGCGGAACTAACAAAACAACTGGAGTCGGCAAAATCAAAACTCAACGAGCAGCGTGAGTATTACGAAGGTGTTATCTCGGATGGAAGTAAGCGTATTGCTGAACTGGAGAAAAGCGAAGAGCAACTCATCAATGAGCGTGACCATGCTGAGTCTGCTTTAGATGATATGTACTTTGCAGCAACCGGTAACAGGCCGGAGTGGAGCAACTGGTTCGGCTTTTCAGATGCTGTCGATGCCGTGGTTGACAGAATAGCTGATTTAGAAGCTAAACAGCCATCGCCGGTAGTGCCGGATAATGCATCAGGGTCGCTTGCTTATGCTTACAAAGAGCTTACGCCTGAGATTATGCGCGGTCATATCGCTGTATTCGAGCGATATGGAATAGCCCCAAACGATAGCATTACCACAATTCAGGCACTGCGAATCGCGCTGGATGGTATAGAGCGGAGCAACGCCATGCTTCAGGGGAAAGGAGAGTGATATGGCGTTAACACACAGCGAACTCTGTCAGATTGCGTACAAGTTCCTTAAGCGCAACGGGTTCAAGGTTTGTTTTCATGACCGCTTTATAGCTGTAACCAGTACCGGAGAACAGCCAGATGCTATGGGATTCAGAAATTCAGCATCATGCCTGATAGAGGCGAAGTGTTCTCGTGCTGACTTGTTGGCAGATAGAAAAAAGCGTTTTCGTAAAAATCCGTCTCTTGGAATGGGCGACTGGCGATTCTTTATTAGTGAGCCGGGGATTATTTCAATTGAGGATTTACCACCTGGCTGGGGATTACTTCACGTTGTTAACGGAAGAGTACGGAAAGTACATGGGTGGCCAAAGGGCAATTGCTGTTGGGGTAATCCTGACGATAAGCCATTTACTGGAAATAAGCAGGTTGAATGCGATTACATGTTATCTGCATTAAGGCGCATGGAGTTGAGAGGGCACCTTAATGAAATATATGACGGTGTAATTGTTAATAAGAAAGAAGGAAACGCGGCATGACAACTATTACCAAAGAGCGACTGCTGACAATCAAGCAGTGGCGCGAAACATACGGACCTGGTAGCAACGTTGTACTGCCAGCAGAAGAAGCGGAAGAACTGGCACGAATTGCTCTGGCATCGCTGGAACGCGAACAGATTCGCCACGAGCATGCCAAATGGTCTGACTCCACATTTGGCTGCGTTGGCCCCATTGGTCCACTGAAACACCTCTCAAAAGAGGCTCTGGAAGCCGCAGCCGAACCTGACGATCTCAGCGAGTGGGCTGATATGCAGTTCCTGTTGTGGGATGCACAGCGCCGTGCTGGCATCAGCGATGCTGAAATTACCGCTGCTATGGAAGATAAATTGAAGATCAACATGGAGCGCCAGTGGCCTGAGCCAAAAGATGGTGAGCCTCGCTTGCACATTAAAGAACCCGGCAACTCTCCGGTAATTCCGGATGGTTGGATAAGCTGTAGTGAGCGAATGCCGGAAGAAACGGGTGACATTATTGTTGTTTCGGATGGCATTGTAATGTCAGGGATTTCTTATTCTCGTCGTGACGGGTTCTATATGGCCGCATTGGAGTACGACGACGACGAACCAATTGACGGTGTAACCCACTGGATGCCGCTGCCAGAACCGCCGCAGGGGTGAAATGATGCTTGGCCTGAAGTATTTTATGTAATTGGTATTGCTATATTTTTATCTGGGGATAAACGAATGTTCTCTCTGATTCAACGTGGTCAGATATACACCGATAGCGCTGGCTATCCAGTAAAAATCATTCGTAGTACTGATCACTCAGTATTCTTCAAGAGGATGGATGGCTATCCTGGAAGAGTGTGCATCAGAAAATTCAATAATTTATTCGAACACATTGATCACAGAGAATATCACCAGATCCTGGCTGAAACAGAACAGGAGAACCATCTGAAAAAATTACGTGCTATGCAAAGGAGATAAACCGGTAAAGGTGTTCGCGATAAAGGTGAATATCGGCAATGAATAACAATCCTCGAACTCGCGGGGATTTCTTTTATCTGAACTCGCTACGGCGAGTTTTGTTTTATGGAGATGATAAATGCACTTCCGAGTCACAGGTGAATGGAATGGAGAGCCATTCGACAGGGTTATCGAAGCAGAGGACATCAACGACTGCTATAACCACTGGATGATATGGGCGCAGATAGCGCATGCAGACGTAACCAATATTCGAATTGAAGAACTGAAAGAACACCAATCCGCCTGATGGCGGTTTTTTATTGGAGACAAGAAATGTCAGATTTGGCTATGAAGGTTTTGAAATGGCAATCAACTGGCGATGTCGGCATCAGTAGCGCAACTCTTGCCTCAATCGCATGTGGACTGAAAAAGAATATCTATGGTCATCACTTCGGCGCTCCCCATGACGCAGCAGACTTTCGGCGATGCGTTGCACTTGTTGAGCAGATTCCAGAAATCAGAGATTCATTCAACAAGGTTGCAAAGCGCGTTCCGGCATTCAAAGGAATCCTCAACGAATGGGATTCCCTCGTTGCTCTGTTGAAGTCTGAAATGAAGACGTACGGGAACAAAGCACCAGAGACTTACAGAAGAATCAGCGAGCTACGCAAGGACTAACCCGCCTCACACTCGATGAGGCCTGTTCATTTCTCAAGATATCCAGACCTGCCATTGCCGCATCAATGCGGTTTTTTTATTGCCTGATTTGCAGGTTCGATTCCCTATTCGGAGATAGCACTCATGCAACACGAACTACAGCCTGATTCACTGGTTGATTTGAAATTCATCATGGCCGATACTGGCTTCGGTAAAACCTTCATCTATGACCGGATTAAGTCCGGCGACCTGCCAAAAGCCAAAGTTATCCACGGGCGAGCAAGGTGGTTATATCGTGACCATTGTGAGTTCAAAAATAAGCTCTTAAGCCGCGCCGATGGGTAAAATAGCGGGTAAAATATTTTTCACATCTAAAAAATACCATTCCAATCAATCCCCTGCTGCCTCAAGTAGATGTCTGCAGGGGACACCAGATACCCTTCAAACGATATCTACCTTCACCCCGTAAAAGATAAGTTTGGCAGCACATTTGCCCTATCTACTCATTTTTCCTGCAACAGGTTGAAATCTCAACACGGTCAGAAAACGCTGATGACTAAACAGCCCTGGGCTGGGCGATGTAACCATCACACACAATCCTGATCGCGAAATATGGCGTGACTTGATACTTCACTCCACAATGCTTTCCTTGATGAATTCGCAGGCCCGTGATACACGGGACAGGTCGCTGAATTACGACAATGCCCTGGAAATCAGCGAGCCGTGTATCCGGAGTACATTTGAGCGACTGTACCAGAACATGAATGAGGCGTTTGGATTAGGCGATTATTAGCAGGGCTAAGCATTTTGGTATTATTATTTTCCGGTTGAGGGATATAGAGCTATCGACAACAACCGGAAAAAGTTTACGTTTATATTGCTGAAGGTACTGGCGTTTCCATCACTATTTGCTCACGTTTTTTACTCAGGAAGAAAATGCCAAATAGCAACATCAGGCAGACAATACCCGAAATTGCGAAAAAAACCGTCTGGTAGCCTGCGTGGTCAAAGAGTATCCCAGTCGGCGTTGAAAGCAGCACAATCCCCAACGAACTGGCAATTTGAAAACCAATCAGAAAGATCGTCGACGACAGGCGCTTATCAAAATTTGCCACGCTGTATTTGAAGACGGATATGACACAAAGTGGAACCTCAATGGCATGTAACAGCTTCACTAATGAAATAATCCAGGGGTTAACGAATAGCGCGCAGGAAAGGATACGCAACGCCATAATCACAACACCGATAAGTAATGCATTTTTTGGCCCTACCCGATTCACAAAGAAAGGAATAATCGCCATGCACAGCGCTTCGAGTACCACCTGGAATGAGTTGAGATAACCATACAGGCGCGTTCCTACATCGTGTGATTCGAATAAACCTGCATAAAAGACAGGAAAGAGTTGTTGATCAAAAATGTTATAGAAAGACCACGTCCCCACAATAAATATGACGAAAACCCAGAAGTTTCGATCCTTGAAAACTGCGATAAAATCCTCTTTTTTTACCCCTCCCACATCCGCCGCTACGCACTGGTGTTCCTGATCTTTAAAACGCATGTTGATCATCATAAATACAGCGCCAAATAGAGAGACCAACCAGAAGTTGATATGGGGACTGATACTAAAAAATATGCCAGCAAAGAATGCGCCAATAGCATAGCCAAAAGATCCCCAGGCGCGCGCTGTTCCATATTCGAAATGAAAATTTCGCGCCATTTTTTCGGTGAAGCTGTCAAGCAAACCGCATCCCGCCAGATACCCCAGACCAAAAAAGAGCGCACCCAGAATTAAACCTACAGAAAAATTGCTTTGCAGTAACGGTTCATAAACGTAAATCATAAACGGTCCGGTCAAGACCAAGATGAAACTCATACACCAGATGAGCGGTTTCTTCAGACCGAGTTTATCCTGAACGATGCCGTAGAACATCATAAATAGAATGCTGGTAAACTGGTTGACCGAATAAAGTGTACCTAATTCCGTCCCTGTCAACCCTAGATGTCCTTTCAGCCAAATAGCGTATAATGACCACCACAGCGACCAGGAAATAAAAAAGAGAAATGAGTAACTGGATGCAAAACGATAGTACGCATTTCTGAATGGAATATTCAGTGCCAT